CAGCACCATTTCTGTTTGTCGAATAGACATTAGAAACTGGTTTTGGTGCAAGAGACTTCCAGTAGACTGTGCTGTTTCTCAGTCCAAGGGTTTGTTCGTCATACCAATCAACAACACTTGTTGCGCTGAGGGTATTTCCTACGTTGATACCTTCACTATTGACTCCAGAGGAGTTGACGAAGTATAATTCGTCGCTTGCTGCAAAAGATGCACCTCTGTTTGCTTCAGAGTAAGTAACTCTTGTTTCTGTAGCTCCGCCGCCGACTGTTTCTACACGAGAAACAATCTTGACATCGAAGGAACTTGCTCCACCATCAGCATCGGTCGTGATACCAGTGATGATTCCTTTCAGATATCCAACAAATGCGGTTGTGGTTCCAAGACCAGCAATGGTAGCGTTGATTCCAGTAGTAACACCGAAACCGATTTCAAGACCAGATTGTGAAGGTGCAGTGGTTCCGATTCCGATTGTCTGGTCAGCAAGATCGTCGATTGTGCAGACCTTCAGACCGTTTGCCCAAGAACCAGGGTTCTTTGCGGCATAGTTATAGTTTGTAGCTTCAGTATAGTTGTTAATGTAGTCGTCGTAGTTCTTGATCTTAAGAGTTGTGGTGCTTGCGATACCTACGCCAGCATTTGCGTTCTTAAGGTTGTCTCCATCAGTTCTAACTACCTTCAGAACTCCACCATATGAGAGGAAGGATGAAGCACTCATCCAATACTCATATTGCGAATCCGTTGAAAGTGGCTTACCGAAAACTCCGATAAGGTCTTGCTCAGTAGTTACGTCAATAGGATCATTGACAGGTCCAATTGGGAAAGGTCCCGCAATTGCACCAATGTTGTCCAGTACATTCTCAGCTCTTCCTACTGTTAAGTCAACCTCCCTTACCAGTACTCCAGGAGATAATTGAGGAGTCGCCATGTTTTTCTCCGTGATCTCAGTTTATCTGAAAATATTTATTAAAACCTATGTTTTCATGGGGGAAATGTGACGTGAACTACCAATCTGGATATTCCCATTTGTCAAAGATTCCAGATGTAATTCTACTAACCACAATTCTTTTGATAGTACAATCTTTACACTCATATGAATAAGACGATGCGACAGCGCCTCTGTCTTTTCTTGTTCTATAGAAATCTTCTACTAAATTTTTTATTTCTCCACACACTCTACACTTCCTGTCTTGCAGAAGAAGATGACCAAGTTTTATTTGACCATCCAAATCCATTACATATACTCCCACATATAAGATCTATCACCATACTCATCAGTAAACCATCTATCCCCATCACTATCAACAAATGATGAATCATCAAGACCATCACTTAAGAATCCAAAAGGAGCCATATCTTGTTCAATCTGATTTTTTTGTTCCTCATACAATCTTTTTCTTACGTCCTGATCAGTCAGTTCTTTAAAATAGTCCTGTGCGACCAACCAGGCATAGATAACCAAACACATTGCCAAGTCATCGTTGCAACCTTCTTCTGCTTCAAAAGAATTATGCTTTGAAATAAAAGTAGTCAATTCAGAAATAATCTCATAGTCATTAAATATGAGTTTATCTTCCTCAATCATTGTTTTGAGGTTGAGAGATCCGACTTTTTTGACAGTCTTACTCATCTTGACACCAAGTTGAGTTTTCTTGCCAGAGAATCCCTGTCCTACAATCTGACCTGCTCTACCTCTCATAGAACACATGAGCAAGTTTTGGTATTCAAGATCATATTGGAGAATGCTGGCTACCTGATCTCCAATATCATTAACTTCACATAAAATGAATGCATTGTTATAATTTTTTGAAACATCGTAAATGATGTTTGGAAACAGCATCGGTTTTATTTCATTGTTTCTATACTTCGCCACAACTCTGTGTGGAAACTGAGTTATATCAACAACCACAAATGCAGAATAGTCTTCTCCAACACCCCTTGCAACGTCAACAGTACAAACATAATCATGATTTTCTATCGGAGACTCATATACATCAAGTCCAGCACTTCTTTGTATAGGATTATCGTATATTAAAGTTCTTAGTTTACTTGGAGCAATCAGAGTATCGATAGATCCAAGAAATTCGCACTCAAATTCAACTTTGAACTGAGCTTCAGATGTGTTTGCAATGGTTGTCTCTTTCCACTTTTCATCTCTTCCTGGAACTTCACTCCAATGAACATCTGTGGGAATATATTCGTTCTTTTTCTTCTCCGCATCGTGCCACATGCGGTAGAAGTGATTCATTCCGTGTGGTGTCGAGACGATAATAACCTTCGTATTTTTACCAGAAGTAATAGTAGGATAAACAGAGGCAAAAAACGAATCAGCAACATGATTTGGAACGAATGCAAATTCATCCAAAAAGAGAATATTGAATGACATGCCTCGGACAGCACTTGCAGAAGTTGAAGCAGCAAGAATTTTAGACCCATTTTCTAACTCCAATGAACCTTTGTTCCAAGCAATGATACCCTGTTGCATCCACTTTGGTAGGTTTTCATATGCAGTTTGAAGTCTTCCAAGAAGTTCTCTTGCAGTGGCTGCTTTGTTTGCAAGAATACCAATGTTTACACTGTCATTAAAAACAGCATAGTGCAATAGGTAAGATACCACAGTCGTGGACTTTCCTGTCTGACGTGGCATCTTACAGATATTGAATCTGTTATTATGGAAATTATTGATTAATCTTTCTTGGAAATGATAAGGATGAAATTGAGTCAGACCCTCATCCAGAGAAACGATCTTAATATAATTGTTAGCAAAATAAACAGGATCGTCTTTACATTTCATAAACTCAAGAATCTGTTCTTGAGTAAATTCAATAGGAGTATTTGCTTTTTTTAGATTCGGATTACCAAGATATACATTATCACTCATAAAAAATTACCTTTGTTCAATCCAGTTAAGTACCGCAAGTGCTGCTTTGTTTGTGTTGGGAGATGCACAGGCAAGAGTGTAAGTATCACTGATTGTACCAATACCAGTTCTTCCAAGTTGCAGTGCTGCTGTATCATCAACATTAACCAGAGAGGCACCACCAGAAATCGTAAATCCTGAAAGAAGTGCTTGGCCTCCAGTGAGTGCAGTTGCTGTAGTATCATATTGCATAAAGGAGTTTGGATCTGGATGGTCTGTCCAACTCGCACCAGTCAAAGTTGCATTCTCAAAAAGTCTCCAATAAACATTCGTGTTATCGTTCGTTACTGCCTGCAGAGATCTCAGTAACATAACTGCCTGAAGTGCGGATGACTTAAGACGCAAACTGACGATTGGATAGAAAGTGTTTGCGGCAGGCATCGTTGTTCCAGTGATGTCATTTGAGACACTCAACAAAGTACCAAGTTTTTCTGGTTCACCTTCTTGGATTAGAGAGTTAGAACCTTGATAGAGATAATGAGTTCCAGCAACACCAGTTACATTCTCAATCTCAACACGAATTGGAAGGAATGGACTTCTACACCAAACTAAATCATTGACATTTGAGTTCTCAAATTCATGGCTAACAATAGTCTCATTTTTCATTAACCAATTAAATGTTACACCACCTGCACCATACCATTCATAGTTAATGGAAATCATCTGCTGTTTTGTAGCATCAGCAGTTACACCAGTGTATCCATTACCATCAAACTTTTCACCATTCCAGTTTTCTCTGGTTACTCTTGTTTCTGTAGTGATACCAGTTGCACTGCTGCGAATTACATAAGAATATGTGCCTCCATCATCCTCAAAGAAAGCACCATCAGTATCATTAAACAATCCGAATCTTCTGCGAATACCGACTTGTGGTGCTTCCAGACGAATTGCAAATGCAAGAGTTGCTGGTCTACCAGGAATGTATCTCATTACCTGTTTAGTTTGTCTGACAACCTTACTACCAGCAGTATCTCCGACCTCCATAACCACATTACTGGAATTGGTATTATGATTAGCAGTTCCAACACCAGTGATTCTTTCATCCCATACATCAGTTTCCTTACCATACTGGAAAGTATTGAAGAAAACTGTTTGGAAGGGAGCAACCTTTAATCTGTTATTGTCAGAAAACTGAGGTCTCCAGTCTGTCTGGTTTCCCCAGTGATCAGCAATATTATAAACCTCAAAGAGACTTCTCTCTTGATTCAAGAAGTCTTGTGTAGTCTTATTCCACTGTGCCATAATTTATACCCACTCTAATTTGCCTGGATGATATCTCTTAACGTCCGAAACTTTAACTTCTGGTTTTGGTTCGACTGGATAAATTCTTTGAACGATCACTCCAGGATATTCTCCTTGAAGTTGCTCTGCTAACTCTTGAGTTGTTGGAAGTCTCATAGACTCTTTGAACTCAAGTTTCATTCTGTAGATGCTTCCCATCCAAACAACATCAGCAACATATTGATTTTGCTCATCAACTTTTTGTTGGACTGGATCTCCACCTACGTTAAGAGTTCCATTAAAGTCACCATGAATAGTGACACTTTCTGACATAAACTGTTGAAAACTTTTCATATCAGCAATTCCAAGCTCTGAGTGATTTGTTGATTCTGCTATCTGGATCGTTAGCAGTTTTGGAGGAAGTCAGTTTCTTCTTCATACCCTTCATGCGAGCGCAGAAGGATTTCCTGCGGGGATTTCCAACCGCCTTGCTTGGTGCCTTAAGGTTGCTTCCAGGATTTTCTCTTTCATAAGACTTTCGTCCTTTTTCGTTAAGACCTCCCTCTGGATTCTTTCCTGACTTTTTTGTCCATGCGGCTCCTTCGGCATGGAGAACTGGTTGCCCTGGTTCATAATCGGAGACTGCGAACGTTAATAGTTTCGCACCGGGATAAACCTTGTTGATCTGATCTTGAACATCAGATCTTGTTGGTAGTGATGTTTGTGGGAAGAACATCTTCAACATAATAGAAGAACTTCTAAATCTGAAGATTACGTTAACAAGATTGCCAGTTTTTGCTGGCATTCTTACTGCTTCGCTTACTTCGACAGGACAAGCATCCATTCCATGAACAGGGCATTCCTTACCCCTCCTGGTATGAACGCATTCTGCCTCTTCTTTTTTGACACAGTTTGGATATCTCTTTCCAAACATAGTTTTCATGCCCTTCTTCTCATATCCTTTCCAACACTTTTCATCAAGTTCTACTTCTTCTTTTTTGGTGCTATTTCCCCAGTTGTCCGCACCTTTTTTACGACATTTGACCAGTGCTCCCGATGCATATGCACTTGGCCAAACTTTATAACGTGATTTGACTTTATGGTAGCAAGCGTCTTTCTCTCCCGCTGCTTCTTCGATGTCAATCTCGTCGCCTACTTCAACATTGTTTTCTGCAAACCAACCTCTGTTTACTTCCAGGGCGCACAGCACCTCTCCATCGGAAGCAACTGGAGTTTCATCAAATGGTTCTAATTGTTTAATACTTTCAATGATACCTTCCTCTGTAACAAAAGCAATATCCAGAGGAATTCTTGTTTCGGTCATATGGAATGACTGTTGTGCAACTTCATCAAAGATGAAGAGCATACCACTATTTTGATCCAGACTTTCACGGAACATCAACCCAAGATTGAAATCCCTAATATTGTTTGGAATTTCAATATTAAGTGGAAGAGTTGTGAACTCTTCATTGGTTACATAATCTGCTGCAGTATCAATGTAATCAGCTGCTTTTGTGATCTTAGATTGAACCCAAGCTTCAAGGTTCCCTTCCCCTTTCTTGCCCATTTTCTTCTCTAATCTCTTAGCAGCATTTTTCACAGTTTTGAGTTCAGAACGTGCCATGGAATATTCATGATCTTTTTTAGTTTCTTCAGTAGCCACGTTGATTGCCTTCCCTCTTCTTTCTGGATTTGGATCTTGACGATTCTTACGACGGAATGCTCTCTCTTCTTCATCTTTAGAAAGAGCACGCTTCATCTTACTTGAACCGCACTTTGGTTTTGTGGTCTGTCCTGGTTGTTTTGCGCAGGGTTTTCCTGCATATTTGCCACCCAGTTGAACCCAACCAGGCTTGCCATCAGAAGACTTACTCTTGCTAAACCAGTCACGCAAAGAAGAATCACCACTTTTGTTGGCTTCATCTACTGTCGCTCCATTTTCTTTACGAAGCATACCTTCAGGGTCCACCATAAAACCTTTAGGAATGGGTCTACATTCCTTATTGGTATAGCAGTAATATTGTCCTGCAGGGCAACGTCCGTTTTTCATTCAACTGGTTTAGATTTAGTTTGACCACCTGCTGCTCTTTTTTTACGTCCAGCACAATGTGCTTTCTGAGAGAATCCCTTAGGATTTGAGCAGTCAATACTCTTTTTATATTTATTAGACCAAGACTCTTGAAATTGTTTAAAAGTTTTCATACTACTATTGTTGTTTTAGTGAACTTGAAAACCGTTGATGTTGTTGAAGATGGGGTTGCCAATAATCTTACATTTCCACCAGAAACATCTGTGCTAAAAGTTGCCAATGTAGATCCAGTTTTTAGTGTTGCATATTCTGTTCCATATGAATCAGTTCCGTCATGAACGATACTGATTTCGGTAACTTGATATTCGCTACCTCTTGTTATTTGAATTTGATACTTTGCAGATCTATATGTTGATGCGGAAAAACTATCTATGCTTGTTTGGTCTGTAGTAGTCGTTGTGGCAGAATTTGTTTCAATAGTTGATACTGTTGGACTACCAAAATAAACACCACTTCTTGCAGTTACAATTCCAATAGAATCGACATTTGTTACATCTTCGTATGTAAGTATACCTGTAAATGTTGCCGCAACTCCAACTATATTTTGAACCGTTATGTCGGGAGTACCTGTTAGTCCTTGTGCATTAGTTGCAATTCCAGCAGTGGTTGAATACGTAGCAATTCCTGCAGAAGTAGAATATGTTGATACTCCAGATGTTGGAGAGTAAGTAGCAATTCCTGCAGAAACAGAATATGTCGATACTCCAGCAGTTTCAGCATACGTAGAAACTCCAGCAAGAGTTGCATAAGTTGCAATTCCTGCAACAGAAGCATAGTCGCCCGAACCACCACCACCACTTA